CTTATGATACGTTCAGATCGAACACGCCGCCATGCGCCGCTTCGTTTGACACTTTCAAGCCATACTCTGCAAGCATCATGGCTTTGTCAGCGTCACCAGTTTTGGCGAGATCCACCGAGTTGATCGGACGCAGATAGCATACTGATGCATATTCTGGGTCGAGCAACCACGCGTCACGCTCACGCTGGAAGCGGTTTGGCACAACCTGAAGTGTACCAAAATCTGACATATACACGTCAGCAGCACCGATAATTGTAGTCGGGCTGTCGCTTGGAGCCATGTAACGCTGAGCAGCAATACCGGCAAAGCCTGACACAACGGTTTTGTTGTGCGGGCCAACCATCAGGATTGATGGGTTGCCGCCAGACGTAAACGCCTGCTGCATCACGTCCTTGACCATTGCTTCGGTCAAATCGCGTTGCGTGCCGTCGTTACGAGCGTCTGAACCGTCGTTGGCAGTTGGGTTTGTACCGTCACCAGCTTTGTTGGTGTTGGTCGCAATCCACGCACCCAAGCCAGCAGTCTCGCGAGCTGTAGATGAGTTCCCTGCTGCCCGAGCGTTATTGTCAGTTAAGACTGCCTCAATGTCTCGGCGTAACTCGCGTCCGCGCTTAGCCATCTGGTATGCTTTTTCGTCATTTCTTCCGGCCAAATCTTGTGCATTCAAGTTGTCTGCAACAATCAATGTACGACGTGAAATGTGCGTATAGTTACCAATACGAACCGTTGCGGCTGTGCTATCAAATGACGTTACGTCGTCGCCATCAATTACCGCCGTCTTATCGACAGCCGCAAGCGAGTCAGTTTGCCACTCGAAAAACGTGTTTGAAACGCTTTCTGAGCCAACATTACTTTGAAACGGTACTTCGTCAGGCGAGATGTTTGCGATTACATTCGCAAGATCCTCGCGGATACCTTTGGCGTCAAATGACGTAAAGGTGTTTGCTACTATTGCCATATTTCTTCTCCATTATAGCAAGGCTTTAATTGCAGCCGCTGCATCCTGCACGCGGCCAGACTTCTGTAGGCGCTGTTGCGCTTCCTGCGCGGCAGTCTTCGGCTTTGGCGCTGAACCGCGAGAACCTGCTTTTAGAGTTTTGCTACGCGGCTTCTTAGGCTTCACTTTCGCCTCGTTAGCACGCGTTTCGCCTCTGTCGTAAAGCATGGCTTTCCTCGCCAGTTTGACCAATGTCGCGTTTTTCAGCCCTTGAACGTCATCTTCGTTAAAACCTTCGGTAAGAAGGAAATCACGAATTTGCCCAGCTTCTGTCGATGCAACCTTCTGGTCGCGCCACTCTGGGATCAGATCAGGCAGAGCGGTTCTTTGCTCTTCCAGATACTGCTGTTCCATTTGCTGCATTTTCTTCTGCCGAAGATCACGCAGGCGGGCCTGCTCGGCTTGAACGGCTTGCATCTGAGCGTTCTTCTGCTCTTGCTGCTTTCGCCACTGTCGCTCCGCTTTCGCTGCCATCGTGGGGTCTGTGTCATACAGTGTGTCCCAATCAGGCTCGTCTTGCACCGATTGCTCAATCTGCTGGCTTAATGCTGGCAGTAGTTGAGCGTATTGCGCACGCTCCCGCTCGATTGCTTCGGCTTCTGCTGCATACGACTTGCGCATCTCAGCCAGCTCCTGCGTCTTACGGGTGTAGTCTCGATGCCTTAGATGTCCGCCTTTCAGGTCTTCGACCGTAATCTCTTCGCCGTCTACTTCCACCGTGGCGGATAGTATGTCGAAGGATTGATCGCCAGAGCTGTCGGCGTCGTCCTCTTCATCAAGCTCGACTTCAGATCCTTCGACGGGTGAATTGTCGATCTCTTCGTCAGCCATTTCGACATCAGCTTGATCCTGATCTTCAGTTTCAGCTTCAGCCTCTAGCGCATCAGTTGCCTCTGCATTATCCTCTTGGGGTGCAAACATAGCACTGATTGCATTTTGCGCGTCGGTCAGGCCAATCCCTTGCGGGGTGTTAGTATCTGACATTTTGCGTCAATCTCCTTTATTATGCGGCTATTTCTGTTTCATTTCAATAGTCGCGTTGTCCGCCATTGCACGCAGGGATTGCTGAACCAGCTCAACCCCGCGCAGTTTCATGTAGACAGCCTCTCGGTTGTCCGCATCGCCAACGCCAGTCGCTTTGAACTCGCGCCAGCAATCCTGCTCGATCTCAGCGAGAAATCGCTTCAGATCGGTATCGTCTAAAAGTCGCTGCGCCTGCTTGCCGTCATCAATGACCTGCTGCTTAGTCTTCACGCGCAGCCTCCTTGATTACGTCCGCCTGCGCCTTCAGAACTTCGCGGTTGATCGCCAACTCGGATCTGATCTGCTCCACGTTCAACTGTCCGCCATATTTGGCCTTCATCTCTTCGGCCTTCACAAACAGCTCCGCCTCCAGCTCGTCACGCTTGCGGTCGTCTTCCATCTGCATTTTTTCACGGTCAAGCTGCAACTGCGCGGCCTTCTTCTGGATGTCCGCTTGGATCTGCTGGATCTGCACTTGTATCAGCATCTCGTTCACGTCCGGTTTTTCTTGCTTCGGAGGCGGCGTAAACTCTGCGGGGTTGCTCCAGAACTGCGACGTATCCTTGAATCCGGCCAGCTCTGTCATCGCCTTCAGCGTATTGCTGAGCTTCGTGATGTCGGTCAGCGGGTTCTGTGGCCCCATAGTCTTCATCGCGTCCTTCTGCATCTCGCCGATCTGGCGCAGCATCATCATGCGCTCGGCGTCTGTGCCACGGCCAAGCGCGACGTTGATCGAGACGTCCATGTTGCTATTCCACACACGCGGGTCAATCGGCACGAACTCATTGCGCAGGCGAACCATGCGAGGCGCGTCCTGATGCGTCGTGATCAGGTGCAGCACGATCTTAAACAAGTCTTTCATGCCGGTCTCGGCAAAGACGCGCGCGATCAGCTCGATGTGCTGCTGGGCGGCGCTCACAGTCGCTGCAACGGCGCTGGCAGTGGTAGACTGCAGAACGTTGGCGTCTAGCCCCTGAGACGCCTTTGAGATGCCTGTGCGGGCCTCTTTGACCTGATCCATATATTGCAGAACGGGAAACGCCTCGCGGCCAACGAATGGCATCGACAGCGGCTGCACCTGACCGGCTTGGCGCTGGCGGATGATGCTGCCGACCTCTGTGTTCATAACGTCATCTAAATTAACCATGCCCTCTGTGACAGCCACGCGGGGGTGTATGGACATGGCCAAGCTATCCAGCGTGTTGCGCATGATGACAGACTTGATCCGCTGGATGTCCATGACGGTGTCCGCCACACTAATGCCGAAGAAGTCGTGCGGCTCTGGATCTGGGCAGAACGTGGCGAAGGGGGCCATGTCAATCGGCTCGTTGTTCAGTATCTTGTTGCCGTCGCCCGCCGTGCAGATTTTGCGCAGCTCCGCGATGCCGTCGCCGTCATAATCAACGCGGATATAGTTTTCGACGTACAGCACCTTACGCATCGCCGGATCGTTGCGCTCGTTCATCTCGTTGGTCAGCGCGGGGTTGCGCGTGTAACGCTCGACGTTGGTGTTCATGTCGTCGTAGGCGGATGACATGCTGGCGACCTCGTCGTAGTCATATCCCATCGCAACCAGCTCTGAGACTGTCACAATGCGCCTGTGGGCGACGTAATCTGCTTCCGCGATAGATTTGGCCTCGCGGGAGATTAGCAGCTCCTCGGGCGGCACAGCCTCCAGCTTAACGCGTCCATCGGGGCGCGTATATTCAACGCGCACGTCGTGCATCATCGGAGGCGGCAGCATTTCACCCGTCATGGGGTTCAGCGCAGGCTCGCCGACAGGCATAGACGCCTGCACGGTGATCATGGCGTCGGGGTCAGCGGCAAGCGCCGCCAGCGCGTTGTCGTCGAGGCCGGTGTAGTTGTAGGCGTCAATCGTGGTCTGGTCATCCCACCAACACTTGAGAATGCCAACCTTGCGGATCAGCGCATCCTTGAACGCGGAGTGCATGGCCAAGAAGCCGTTGTTATCGCGGTTGATGATGAAATTCGCGTAATCGGTCGCCTGCTCCGCCGCAGCGATGTCCTCCGGCCCCTGCGGCGCGTATTCGACGGTGTTGTCGGTGCTATGGAAGATCCGCATCAGCGACGGCAGGATGGCTTGTACGGTATCGCGCACGTCCATGCTGACCACTTGGCTGCGCCCGTCCTCTTCATCGCCAAACGGCTCGCCCCGATAATACTCGGTCGCCTGCGCGCGGATCGGCGAGATGTTGTTGTCGATGTAGTCAATCGCGTCGTCGATCTCTTTGCCGACGATGCCCTGCAGCTCGTCGTCGCTCATCACGTTGGGGTCGATTTCCTGCTCCAACTCGTTGACTAGGTCGTTGATCTCATTTTCCATTTCGGTGTCCTTTATCGGCGGGCTTGCAGGGATTTAAGGTATTCGTCTATTAGATTTGGCTTTTGTCCTTGAGACGCAACATCTACTAAATTCTGGCCAGCTCGCAAGCTGCTTATAATTTGCTGATTTGGCGGGAATTCTGCTGTATCCAGCGGAAAGCCTTTTGGATTGTCAGGGTTGGCTCTTGCTTGAACATTACGAGCTTCGACCTCTCCAGCCTCACGCAAGTAAGCGTCAATTACGTTTAAGCCTTGAGCTTCCCTCGCTCTGTTTACCAAGCCTTTAAACTTAAAGGCCCCATCTCTGTGTTTTTCGATTTTACGCTCAATGCGATTTATTGCGTTCTTAACATCTTTGGGCGTGCTAAAATTGCGGCGAGCGGCGTTATACAGATCCTGTTCAAAGTCGGTCATTTCAGACAAACTAAAATCACGCAACTGCGCAGAAGCTGATGCAATCCAATTATCACGGGCAACCCCAGAGCGTTTTGGCATTGGGCCTAAATTATCTGTAATTTTAGTGCCGTATTTGT